TCAGGCTCTTCTCGTAAAAATCAATGATCAAATAGAAGAGATGAAGAAGAATGTCATTGATTCTGTCTATGAAAACGATTTCTCCTACATGCTAGAAAAGAAAAAGCATAAAAAGGAGGAAGAAGATGAAGACGAAGATGAAGAAGAGGAAGATTTAGACGACAAGGATCTAGCAAACAATTATGGTGATAAGACTAAAATCACTAGAGGTGATATAATTTCTCAAGCGATTCATAACAAGAAGAAGAAGGGCAAGAAGAAATGAAACTTATTACCGAAATGAATGAAGATGTCCGCCTCGTAACAGAGGACAAGGACGGAAAGAAAAACTACTTCATTGAAGGTATCTTCATGCAAGCAGAGCAGAAGAACCGAAATGGTAGAGTTTATCCAATGGGTATTCTCGAAAGAGAAGTCAAAAGATACTGTCAAGAACTTGTAGAAAAGAAGAGAGCACTTGGTGAACTCAACCACCCACAAGGTCCAACAGTGAATCTTGACAGAGTTTCACACATGATTACAGAACTTTACTTCCGTGGTAACGATTGCTACGGTAAGGCAAAGGTTCTGGAAACCCCAATGGGTAAGATTGTAAAGAGTCTTATTGACGAAGGTGCCCAACTCGGTGTTTCATCCCGTGGTATGGGTTCACTCAAGGATATCGGTGGAATCAACGAAGTTCAACAGGACTTCATGCTTTCCGCAGTAGATGTTGTTGCAGATCCATCCGCTCCAAATGCTTTCGTTAACGGAATCATGGAAGGTGCAGAATGGGTTTGGGATAACGGTATTCTTCGTGAGAAAACGATCAACGAGTACAAGAAAGAAATTCAAAGAGCATCGAAGCATGAACTGGAAGAGAAGATGCTTAACGTCTTCAACAGATTCATGACAGATTTAAGAGGCTAATGTAGACGCTTTTAAGGTCAAAATATAAAAAAATATAAATAACTAGAAACCTCTGGAGGTTAAAAGAAATGAGTCAGACAGCAAAAACATTAGACACAGGAAGCGTAGAAGATACCAATCTTTACGCAGACACACAGGGTAAGGGAGCCAAGATTGCTACCCCAGTCGCCCAGCCAGGTACAGCCGAAAGAAACAAGGCTACAATCGCTGCCAAGCCATCAGACGCAGCAGCAGTGATTCAAACACCTGATCAAGTTGTTCAACCTGTTCCATTCAGGGAGCACATTGAGCAGATGTTTGATGGAGAAGATCTCTCTGAAGAGTTTATGGACAGAGCAGAGACAATCTTCGAAGCAGCAGTCAGTGAAAGAGTTTCCCTCATCGAAGAAGAACTCAAGGAAGCAGTTCAAGAAACCTTCGAAGAAGAACTCGAAGCATTCAAGGCAGAACTAGTCGAGAGAGTCGATGACTACCTCAACTACGTCGTCGAAGAATGGGTCAAGGAGAATGAAGTCGCTATCGAGCAAGGACTCCGCACAGAAGTCGCTGAATCCTTCATCGGTGGACTCAAGACACTCTTCGAAACCAACTTCATTGATGTTCCAGCCGAGAAGGTTGACATCCTTGAAGATATCGTCAGAGAGAACGAGGAAATGACCGATACTCTCAACGAAGCAATCAGCATCAACATCGAACTTAACAAGGTTCTTGCTGAGTACAGAAAGAGCGAACTCTTCGGACAAGTCGCTTCAGATCTCAGCGATGTTCAAATCGACCGATTCTCAAGAATGGTCGAAGGAATTGACTTTGAAGACGACGAACAGTTCGTCGGAAAACTCATGACTCTCAAGGAAAGTTACTTCGGTGATTCAGTAAAATCTTCCCGTCAAGATGTGGAAGAAGTTGCCTCACCAAGCAAGTTCCTTTCAGAGAACACCTCATCAGTTAGCAGATATATCGAAGCACTCGATAGACAAGCAGAGAAAAAAAGGCTCTATGAAGCCTGAAAAAATATAAATATAGAGACATACAAAGGAGATACAAATGTCATCTGAATTCGAAAACTACGGAACACAAGCGTACGACGATCTTGTGGAAAAGTGGAACCCAGTTCTACAACACGATTCATTCGACAGAATCGGTGATTCATACAGGGCTAAGGTTACAGCAGTTCTTCTCGAAAACCAAGAGAAGGCTATGCGTCAGCAATACCTCGCTGAGGCTCCAACCAACGCCATGGGTGGTGGTTTCAGCGTTAGCCAGGGTGCTAACCAAGCAGGAAACATCGCTGGTTACGATCCAGTTCTAATCAGCCTCATCCGTCGTTCAATGCCAAACCTCATGGCATACGACATCTGCGGTGTTCAGCCAATGAGCGCCCCAACCGGCTTGATCTTCGCCATGAAGTCCAAGTACGACAACCAAAGCGGAAACGAAGCACTCTTCCAAGAAGCGTTTGCTAAGTTCTCCGGTAAGGGTGGTATTTCAGCCGGTGCAGCAACAACCGCCGCTGAGGGTGTTACCTTCACCGCAATTCCTCCAGGCATCTCAATGACCACAGCCGAGCAAACTCGCGCTGCGATCTTCGGTCCAGACTTCCAAGGTATCTCAGCAGCCAACGCTGAAGATCTTGGTAACGGAACAGCATTCAACCAGATGGCATTCACCATCGAAAGAGTCGCTGTTGAAGCAAGAACTCGCGCCCTCAAGGCTGAGTACAGCACAGAACTCGCTCAGGACCTCAAGGCTGTTCACGGACTTGACGCTGAGACAGAACTTGCTAACATCCTCAGCACTGAGATCCTCACCGAGATCAACCGCGAACTCGTTCGCAACATCTACTTCAACGCCAAGATCGGTGCTGCTCAGCCAGACTTAAACGCTTACTCAAGCGGTAATGGTAGCGGTGTCTATGACCTCGCTGCTGACTCAGACGGTCGTTGGTCAGCCGAACGCTTCAGAGGACTTATGTTCCAAATCGAGCGTGAGTGCAACGTCATCGCCAAGGAAACTCGTCGCGGTAAGGGTAACTTCATCATCTGCTCATCAGATGTTGCTTCAGCCCTCGCCATGGGTGGATTCCTCAACATCTCTCCTGCCCTCAACCAGCAACTCGATGTTGATGACACAGGTAACACCTTCGCCGGACTTCTTAACGGTAAGATCCGCGTCTACATCGACCCATACAGCGCAACAAACGCTAACTTCGTATGTGTCGGTTACAAGGGTACATCACCATACGACGCCGGACTCTTCTACTGCCCATACGTTCCACTACAAATGGTCAGAGCAGTCGGTGAGAACACCTTCCAGCCAAAGATCGGCTTCAAGACTCGCTACGGAATGGTCAGCAACCCATTCGCCGAGAACTCAAGCCTCACAACCGCTGGTGGTAACCAGTACTACAGACTCTTTGCTGTCAAGAACCTCCACGGTAACACCTGATAGAATTGAAGATCTGAATGGGAACGGGGAGAGAGCATATGCTCTCTCCCTTTTCTTTTATACATACTAAAACGGAGAATGTATGGCTGATCAATTCGAACCATTACCAAGAAGGTACAAAGACGTTCCAGACGTTGAATATCGTTCATATGGTGTGACTTACGACGGAACTCAAGATAATAATTTTCTGAACAGAAATTATTTCCAACTCAGCATTCCAAGAATTCCAAACTTCGAGCGATTTGTTCAAAGCGTAACCGTGCCACAATTTTCTTTCAGTGAGTTGACACAGCCAACCACACTTGGACTTGCTCCAGCATTTCCAGGCAGTGGATATGAGTTTTCTCCCCTTGTTATTGGTTATGCAGTAGATGAAAGATTTCTAAACTACCAAGAGTTGTACAGGTGGATGGAATCAATGGCATTTTTGACAAATGAAAGAAGTCTCAACAACAGAAGAGAAAGCACCTCAGATATAACACTATCCATCAAGAATAGTGCTTACAGAGAAACCCATAGACTGGTATTCGTTGATGCATTTCCTCTGATACTAAGTCCAATTGAATTTACATCATTAGAACCCATAACTGCACCGATAACAGGAACAGTTACGTTTGGTTATTCCCATTTTGAATTACATGAAGTAGAGGTATAAACATGACACTAAGTGAATATCGGCAAATGGTTGAAGCCGATCTTAAGATTGATGAAACAGAACTTGACAGCGAATCCCTGAGAACTCCTCAACTACATTCGAAATACCTAAACTTTCTGACTGACGAAAAACTAAAAGCGTCTAAGTTAGAATACGACTACAACAGACTGAAAAAGTACAAGTGGTTGTATTATACAGGTAAACTTTCAGAGGAAGAACTCGCCGACTTTGGTTGGGAACCATTCCAACTCAGCATTCTGAAAACTGACATAGATCGTTTTCTGAATGCGGATGAAGAACTTCAATTGATCTCCAACAAATTGGAGTATCAAAAATCTGTTATATATTACTTAGAGAACATCATTAAAGTTATCTCCAATCGACAATGGAATATTCGTTCTGCCATTGATTGGATCAAGTTTACAAATGGTCAATGAGTGAATTCAAGATAAAACAACTGGATGCGGTAAACCTCAAGGTTGAATGCGATAAAGGTTTCGCTAAAGAACTTAGCGACTTCTTCACGTTCATGGTTCCCAATTTTCAATACACTCCTGCATATAGAAACAAGTTCTGGGACGGCAAAATTCGCCTGTTCAATTTCTATAACAGAACCATCTATACGGGTTTACTTTCTCATCTGAAGAAGTTTTGCGAAGACAGAAACTATTCATATTCATTAGATCTTCACAAACAAGAAAATTATGGTTGCGAAGATATTGATACTTTCATAAAAGGTTTGAAGATTAGTGATGGTAAGAAAGAAATTAGTCTTCACGATCACCAATATAAGGCAATCAAAGAGGCTCTTTTGAATAAGAGATGTCTTCTTCTTTCACCGACTGGTAGCGGAAAGTCTCTGATAATCTATACTCTTCTTCGATACTACCTTTCATGCACAGATCCTTCTAAGAAGTTTTTGATCATTGTTCCAACCACAGGATTGGCTTCTCAGATGAAATCCGATCTTTTGGATTACTCGAAACTAGATCCTACTTTTAACGAAAAGGATATTCATGTCATATTTTCTGGTAAAGAAAAATTTACTAGTTGCAGAGTGATTATTTCAACATGGCAAAGTCTTTATAAAATGCCAGAGTCATACTTCAACGACATAGAAGGTGTGTTCGGTGATGAATGTCACTTATACAAAGCCAAGTCATTGGTTGACATGATGACAAAGATGAAGAACGCACACATTCGCATCGGAACCACAGGAACCTTGGACAATACCAAGACGCACAAGTTGGTCATTGAAGGGCTGTTCGGTCCAACCGTTCGTGTCACTTCGACGGT